GATTGGACCAAGGCAAGCTCTACTATCAGTTTACTATTAATTACAGTCAAATCGCAGGATATGAGGGCCTTAAGATATATCGTAGAACAATGAGTACTGATTCAACTACTGTTAGAGATGGTGTTACTCAAGGAACTTATTTTGGTATTGGTAGATGGGAAGAAATTGAAGACACAACAACAGATGCGTCAAGTCAATTTGTACTAAACTTGCGTAGAGGTATTTCATTCCAAGAGTTTACAATAACTGGTACCAACGGTGAAGTAAATGCATTCTACAGCACACTAAAACCTGTAAGAAGCAACAGTTATGATGAATTCTTGTTTGTTGCCAAAGCAAATGGATCATACTCAACAACTGCTGTGTATGTGCGTGGTACTGCAAGAGCAGTAAATGATAGAGGTAATCCATACTTCTTCTATGATTTGTTTGCAAGAGTAGCACCTGCAACAGAAATAGAAAATTACACCAGTGTGTATGACAACTATCCTAGTGCTGTTGACAGAAACATATCACAAGCTGACAGTGTGTATCCAGTAAATCAAACAATCAATTTGGATGGTTCGCCTAGAACAGGATGGAGTTATCCAACACCCACAGGAACAACAGTTAAGTAAGGAGCAAGTATGGCATTACCAACACCAACAGGCATATTAAACCATTTAAATTCAACTGTTGAACCACAAAACACAGGTGACTGGACTGATTTAGGCACTACATGGGCAGACAGTGACACATGGAACCCCACTGCTACTAGTTTTGTGTGGATATCAGAACTTGTTGAATTAAGCAGTGTGCAAACTGTAAACATGGTAGTTGAAGCACAAGCACAAGGAACTGTAGCTTATGATGTGTATGCCAGTGACACAGGCGCTTTTGCAGGTGAAGAAACTGTAACTTCAATTGCTCAAGGTGACACAGGTGTAGACAGTTTTTCAGGCAGATGGTTCTTTGTTGTTGCAACTGTAACCAACAACACAGCATTGCCTATACTAGAAAAATTTACCACCAGCACACAAGTAAACAAAAGTACCAAACTAAAACTAGCAGACGTAGACACTTCAGCACTCACAGGCACAGTTGATGCTAGAGAGCTAGACTTTGGTAGAACAACCAGTGGCATACGCAACATACAAATAACAGTAAAAGAAGTCACAGATTTTACACTAGAAAGTTATGCAACTGATTATCCTACTTCAAACACACTAATACCACGCATTGTAAACAAAACAGCTGCTACTATTGCACTTGTAGGACTTGATAATGTGCCAAGAGATGGCGTTATAGACGTAGTTGCAGAAGTACTACCAGAGCAGTACATGGACGGAAATAATCTCAGGGTAAGATAAGTTAAACTAAATATACAGAGGAACAAAAAAACATGGCATTTCCAAATACGCAGATACAAACAACAAATTTAGACTCAGACGCAGATAGCCCAAGCCTAGCTAGGGTTGATTTGTACAATGCTGTGGTTGCTCTCAATACCATTATTGACGAAGCCAACACTGCCAGTGGTGTTTGCGTATTAAATGCAAGTGGTACTATTAGTAGTAGTCAAGTTCCTCTGACTGTAACTCCAACAGGTAACCTAACACTTGCACCAACAACTGGTTATGTTAAAATACAAAATGTACTGCGTTTACAAACTCTAACAACACAACAAATCACGGATCTTGTGGGTGTTGCACAGGGTGATGTTGCTTACTCAACAGATGGAGATGCAGGCGCACCCTGTTTGAGTGTGTATGATGGCAGTGCTTGGCGTGTAGTGCGTCTAATGACTGTGTTAGGTGGCAGTGAAGCTACACTAAGTGTAGCAGCAACACTAGCAGCGGATCTTACTGAGGTTGTCTAATGTCAGAAGTTACAGCACTTGAAAGAGAAAACCTTGAAGTGCATGTAGACAAGTGCGAATTGCGCTACGAACAGATGAAACAAAAACTAGAAGACATAGACACTCAGTTTGAAAAAATAGATCACCGCTTTGATAGAATAGACGAGCGTATGGATCGTATTGAAACTGACTTTAAAAAAGGCAACAACAATATTATTGTTGCACTTATAGGCGCTACAGCAACTATCATAGCCGCTTTTGTAGGAGTCATTGCCCTCATGCTCTAAATACAGCATGAAGCATTTAATACCACCAGAACATCAACACTTGCTAGAATGGAGCAAGCCCTGCAAAACTGGCCGCAACTCAGAACATGCGCAATTTCCGCATGTTGAAAAAATCAATCATAGTGTAGTTGAATGTGATGACTGTGACGCAAGTGTTGTTGATAGACATGTGCATGTGCGTCAGCATAAGCAGCCTACACCACACTGGCGCAGATATTGTGCTAGTTGTCAACACTATTTAAATCCCACCACAGGTGACTTTGACATACCACAGGCTCAAGCTAGTGAGTGGTTCAAAAATTATTACAAAAATTATAAAAATAATAAATAAAAGTGTAGTGAGCAACAACATCTAATCTTTATAAGCCATTTTGATTAGAGCTCCTAGATATGTTAATCACCTAGTTGCACACTACTAAGCCCTCTACTAGCATTTTTAGTAGGGGGCTTTTCTTATTAAGAGCCATAAAAACTCAAACCACCACACAACACCAATTGCGCCGCGCTTAAACACCCCGCAAATGCAGGTTAAACAATTTCATTAGTTGTACACCCAGAGTAGTACAACGACGCAGTCTTAGACGCCTATGTGCTAAAAAGGTTGACAAACCAAAAAAAACCACTTATAATAAGAATGTGATAAATACTTTTGGTTAACAGGAGACTATAAAATGGCAATTAACAAAGCAAACACGCACGCAAATCATCACGCAAAAACCGCGAATATAATATTAGTATACAAGTATATTAGAATACAAGTATACAAGGAAACTAGTAGTGTAATTTCGCGGACTCCAAGTCCACTCACACGCCTGGCTAAAGCCCTGCAGGACTCCGTCCTATCTCTTGGCAGGCATTGCCTAAGAGAACTGTTTCTTGACAGAAGAGGGGTATTGAGTATCTGCGGAGGTGTACAATGATTACACAGCAACAGATACACTATTTTAAAGCAAATGTGCGAGAATTCAAAGAAAAGGATCGCATCAAAGTTAATATGGACATTGTAAATCGTGAAGGTAAATTAGCCAAGTTTACCTGGCGCCTTACACAAGAACGCAGAGAGATATACAATAGTCTTGAAGGTGCAGAAGATGATGGCTGGAATCAATATGATGAATATGTGCAGGCATGGCGAGACATACGCAAAGAACATGGACAACAATATAAACTATGGATTGGAAAGCTCAGTCACAGAACAAAATGGGCCAAAGGCGCACAACCACTGGAGCGTGTGCCATTTAGTGTTGCATTACTTGTATTAGATAGAAGCACACAAGAGCTTACTATGAAGTTTACAATTGATGGATGGACACATGAGTTTGAACTGCAAACAATTGAAAACGCACAGTACAATAGAATTTATACCTGGCAAAATCCTCTAACACAAGTTGAAGGACGCAGAACAAGGAGTTTGTTTTAATGTTAAGTCAAGAAGAATATCGTGCATTTGAAGCAGCACAATCACAAAAACTTGAACACGCACACCATGCACCTAGCATGTGCAATCATGAGCGTTGGCAAATCACAAGATATAATAATAATCTAAAAAGATACTTTGTAACAGCACGTGAAGAATTTGGCACACAGTTTAAAGTGTATGCAGACAGAGGTTTTTGGCAAGGTGGTAGAGCGTGTGAAAATAGAATGTTTGAAGAACTACAGTATTATTATCGCACGTACCAAGGCATACGTGTAACAAGAACCGCAGTAAATGAAAACTGTAAATTATTTGAAATAACACAGTATGGTGATCCTCTCTCATGTGTTATGATCCTTGATGGTGAACGCAAATACATGAGCCAAGCATACCCACTAAAAGATGGATATAGGTACAGAATGAGTGCCTTATAAATACACAACAGGAGACAACCATGCTAATTGAATACTACGCCACCAATCAAGAAGATGACACACTGTTTGAATGGATGGAAAAACTCAACATCAAGTACACAGAAGCATTCAATCCAGAAGACTATTACTTTGTACTAGAAACAGAAGATGATAGAATATTCACTGTGATGGGTATGTTGGGCATAGAAATGTATGCAAGTGCGGGAAAAATTGCCAGTGGCTCTGCCAAACTATAAATATACACATGAGCGAAGAACCAAAGAAAACAGGACCCAAACCCAAAGAACTAGTAGAAGCTACCATAGTAGGACTTGAAGTGGGTCGTGGCGACAACAAACAAGTAGTACCACCTGATCAAGTTAAAGAACTTGCAAGTCTTGGCTGCTCTAACACGGACATTGCCAACTTTTATGGTGTAACTGAACAAACTCTACGCTACAACTTTAGCGAATATCTCACAAAGGGCAGAGAAGAGTTAAAGATAACTCTTAGACGAGCCATGCTCAAGAACGCTTGTGTAAACATGAATGCAGCGGTGCAGATATTCCTTGCTAAAAACATCTTGGCTATGACGGATCAACCTCTCAACACAGAAGCCAACTCACCACTACCTTGGACAGATGATGAAGATGATGACCCAACTGTTTCTGAGGAACACAAAGAAAAAATTCAAGAAGAGTATGAAAAAACGGTTGACAACCCAGAAGAAACCAAGTAATATAGTTGTATTAGAACGTGATTCTAATAACTCCTGTGTAAACTAACTATTAAAAGGACCTTAGGGTCCTTTTTTTACCACAAATGGTTGACATTAGATAAATAATAGTATATACTAACAGTATACAAAGGAGAAAAACAAATGGCAAATCTAAAACAACTTACAGTACTACAACTATGGCAAACCTACAACGCTATCATGGCAGGAGCATATCCAGGTGATGAAAACACTGTGCTGGACGAACTCAAAGCACGAGGAGAGATCCACTAATGGCAAACTACGACAATGACTGCCTAATGGTATTTCGCAAAGTTAGTGAAACACTCAACAAAGAAATACTCACACACGGCAAACTACAACGCAACAACAAAACCATATGGGACATGCTGCACTCAATGGACAATGATTTATGGACAATGTATCTAAGAGGCATCAAAGTGATTGACAAAGAGTTTGGACACTTTGTAGAACTAGCAGAGATAGCCACAGTGCTAGAACTAGAACGTGCGCTAGAACGCTATGGACACATTTCAACCTCAGGCAGCTACCTTACACCATACCGCACACGCAAAGATCCACACAACTACAAAGGCACAGCGTGGAAGATGATTTGTCAAGGCAGAGAGATATGGTGTAGAGCTATGTCAATTGACTTGCCCAATGATGACAGTAGTAAACAACAGCCCATAGACAACATAGTGGAGTTTGGCACATGAACTATACAAACAAATACTATGTTCCAAAAAAATATGCTTACTCTAGAACACCAGGCGATGGACTGCCAGGTAGACTTCCTTCACCTCATGATTGGAAGAGTGGTCCTGACCCAATAGAACATGACAAGTACTATGGTTGGAAGAAACACCAAGCACAAGCACGTTTCCGTAACGAAGAGTATGAGCTAACTTGGGAAGACTGGCAACAGTTGTGGCCCACAGAACTATGGCTACAGCGTGGCAGACTCAAGGACAACTACACCATGTACAGACGCACAAATGATTTACCTTGGAGCTCAGACAATGTAGTGATATGTCGTCAACGTGACAAAGGACAATACTATCAGCCTGATAGAAACTGGGAAAGAAAGAGGTAACTATCAATGAATATGTTTGACGACTTGGACCCCTGGGAAATGTTACAAATCATGCAGACAAGAATAGAAACACTAGAAACTATGAACAATGAAATAGTGCATCACCTTAAAATTACTACAGAGCATGTAGACAACATTGGCAAAGCAGTTAATCAAATTCAGAGAGATCAAGTGCATATGCTTAGAACATTAAATACACTTGGAGAACACAATGACAAAACCAGTACTAACAATTAGAGATACCAAAGGGTCACCTCTTACCAATGATGAAATGGACACAAACTTTGAAAATCTCCGTGACGCTACTGTTACACTGCAAGCGGACACATCAGGCACCAACGTAGTTGCAGAACTGAATGGCACAATCACACTCGTTGCAGGCAGTGGCGTCACAATAGCTGGTGACAACACAGCCAAAACTGTTACAATTACCAACTCATTTGGCGCAGGTACACTCAATTCAGATCTAATACAGATAGGTGATGAAACCACTGATGACATTGTGTTTGAACCTCCTTCAGGTTATGCTACCAAAGATGTACAGTTTCAAACTGACACATTTAAATTAAACATCACAGGTGTAACCACATTTGAAGGTGGAGAAAACCTCAATCTAAGAGTGTACAACGGCAAGGTAAGACTGTTTATGGATGATGCAGGCGAACTATTGCTTGAAACCAGCACTGCATCAGGCACATATGATGGCACTATCAACCTAGCAGCAGACACAGTAAGCCTGCGCTACAATGATGGTGCAACACAAAGTGAAAGTGTGCTAGAACTAGGCAACTATACCACTACTGAAAGAAATGCACTGTCACCAACAGCAGGCACATTAATTTTTAATGAAACTACCAGCAAGTTCCAAGGCTATGACGGAACAACCTGGAATGATTTGCACTAATTTTAGAAATGTATAAATAACAGTGCGAATCGCAATAGCAAAAAACCTTTAAAGGAGAAACAACATGAGCGCAGCAAGCGACTATTTAGAAAACAAGGTACTGGACCATGCTCTAGCTACCACAGCTTTTACAGCACCAACCAACGTATATGTAGGCTTACACACAACTAGCCCATTAGATGATGCTAGTGGTGGCGGTGAAGTATCAGGCAACGGATATGCACGTAAAGAAGCTACATTTGCAGCAGCAAGTGCAGGCTCAGCGTCAACCAACGCAACCATCACTTTTGATGCAGCGTCAGGTGGCAACTGGGGTACTATTTCACACATTGGTATCTATGATGCACTAACAACTGGCAACTTACTGTTCCACGGTGCAGTAACAACTTCAAAAACTATTGAAGATGGGGACACTTTCCAAATTTCAAGTGGTAACCTAACTATTAGCCTAGACTAATACACACTATGAGGGTGTCCTAGTGGCACCCTCATTCACTTTACAAGGAGAAACACGCCCATGAGCACAATAGTATTAAGAAGCGTCAAAGGCAGCGCCCTAACATTTGCTGAGGGCGATGCTAACTTTGATAACCTAAACACAGACAAGCTAGAGAACATCACCAGTGAATCAATTGGTGATTTGAGTGATGTAGATCTCACTGGCAACGCAAACGAATATATTTTAATTTACAATTCATCTTCAGGCAATTTTGAAGTTGGACCAAAGCCCACAGGTGGGCTACAAGATGTTGTAGATGACACTACTCCACAGTTGGGTGGTGAACTAGATGGGCAGGGCAACACAGTAAGCAATGTCAACTTCAAAGACTACAAAGAAACTGTGTACACAGGTGGAAGCACCACAGGCACAATTACACCAGATGTAGCAAATGGTAACGTACAGTCAATCACACTCACTGGCAATATCACATTCAATGCTTTTGCAAACCCAGAAGCAGGACAGTCAATGACACTAATCATCAAACAGAGTGCAACAGGTGGTGAAGAACTTACATCAACTATGCTGTTTGCAGATGGCACAAACACACTGTCAACAGGTGCAAACAACATTGACGTGCTCAGCGTGTTCTATGATGGAACAACCTATTATGCATCACTAGCAACTAACTTTGGTTAAGGAGACAGTATGCCACTAGGAGCATTTAGATTAAACAGTTTAGCAAAAGCAGCAGCAGCCGCTGGGCCACCTAGCCGTGATGCTGTTACATTCACAGCTGTTGCAGATGCACAAGTAGACACAGCACAATCAAAGTTTGGTGGTGCAAGTGCGCTATTTGATGGCACAGGTGATACACTAACCACAGACTTAGACATGAATGGATTGACAACTTTCACAGTAGAAGGTTGGGTAAGATTCAATACAACTGCTGTCAACCAAGTTATAATGGCGTGGAACAATGACGCAAGTTTCCAAACAGGCGAAGCATTTATACAGCATCATTCAACCAATGGCGGTGTTAGAGCATTCTTTGGTGGTGTGTCAACTGGTTACACCTCAGTAAGCACAGGTACATGGTATCACTGGGCACTCACAAGAAACGGTAGTGACACAGTAACATTTTGGTGGAATGGATCAAGTGCAGGCACGTTTACAGACAGTGATTCAATTGGCGGTGGCAGAAACATACAGTTTTCAGGATTCAATGGAGCAACTCCAATACAACCACTAAATGGATGGTTGGATGAACTAAGAGTAAGTAATATTGCAAGGTATACAGGTAGCTTTACACCAAGCACCAGTGCATTTACTAATGATGATGATACTATACTGTTGTGTCACTGTGATGGAGCAGATGCTTCAACTACATTTGAAGATGACGTTAATTAAAGGAGACTGAGCCTGTGGCGGACCAGTACTATTTTGAAGATGGCTACATTGATGACAATTATTTTGCCTATGTAGCTGACGCTGGTGCAAGTGTAAGTGCTAGTGCTTCACTGTCATGCTCAGGTGACATAGCAAGTACAACTGGTTATTTTATTCCTGATTACATTGATTCAGGTTATTTTGTAGCAGGCGTAGTACAAGAAGCAAGTGCTGCACTTAGCGCAGCTGCAAGTTTAACTGTGAGTGGCGAACGTATACAACCTGCCACAGCAAGTCTTGCGGTAGCAGCAACAGCAACAGCAACAGCAGGCACAACAAAACAAGCTAACATTGCAATAGATAGTGCAATGACGTTCTCAGCAGCTGCGGCTGCACTTAAAAATCACACAGCTATACTAGATTCGCAATCAACAGTTAGTGTAGCAGCAGACATAACAGCTAGAACCTCAATAACACTGTCAAATATTGTTAATTTAAGCCTTCAAGCGGCAAAAGTGACTGGGTTTGACACCAGTCTTTCAGCATCTTTTGGTTTAACTGTTGACGCAACTGAAGCTAAACTTGCACAAGCTACGCTAAACAGCACTGTTGAATTAGCTATCTCAGCACAAGTTGCTAATCAACGTCCACGTCCATTTGTTACTCAAAATACACCAACCATAGACACTTCAAATTCTAAGTTTGGTGGTGCTAGTGCAAGGATTGGCGCCAATAAACAAGTACAATACTATGATAGTGCAGACTACAAAGGTGTACAAACCATTGATTTCTGGTTTAAACCTGACACTGTCAGCACCAATCAAAACTGTGTGGTGTACCTACAACAAGATGATGTAACCACTGACGACTTTTTCCTTGTTAAAATCAATAGATTAGCAGATTCAGGCAGTGACACCCAATGGAGAGTGATTGTAAAATCTACCATTGGTGGCACAACTGAACAGTATGTGTCAGACACATACCTAAACTGGACAGACTTCAAACACATACGAGTTGAAATAGACGATGCCTACTATCTATGGGTAGATGGTGGTATTGACACACCCACAAGTGACACTTCAACTGGGGCATATCCAAACATCAACAACAGTTTGGATCTAGGTAGAAACTTTGATTCAAACGCTGATGGCATTGGTTACCTAGATGAATTATATGCTAGCACCAGTTTATTAGTTCCAACCAACACCACCAGTTTTACAACGCCAACTAGTGCATACACACTCACAGCTGCACAACAAGCCAACACCATACTACTTGCACACTTTGACACTGACTTCTCAGATGATGTAAGTGAATACTTGTTGGGTGCTGCAAGCCTTGACAGCGCACTAACACTAAGTGCTGATGCTGCTAAAACTGTGCTGGCACAATGCACACTCGCAGCGAGTGCAACAGTTGTTGCAGCAGTTGCTGAGATAGAACAGGGCACAATAAACCTAAACACACAGGCTGCACTAAGCACAACAGCAGCAAAGACTGTGAGTGCAACTGTTGATATATCAGGTGCGGCAAGTTTCTCTGTCGCTACTATTGCTATAAATCCAGGTGATGCTTATCTAGAAACATTTGCAACACTAAGTGCTGACAGTATCAAACAAGTAGGCGGTACTGTTACAGCAACAGCTAGTGCCACACTAGGTGCAACTGCGCAAAGAACAAGAGCAACAGCTGTTGACGTCAACACTACAGCTACACTAGCTGTAGATGCAATCAAAGCTGTTGCAGCTGACTGCAACCTTTCTAGCACTGCTACACTTGCAGCTACACCAGGTAATATAAAACCTGCAGCAAGCGCACTGTCAGCCCAATTTGCACTAAGTGTTACAACAACACTGTTACCAGAAAGAATGCGCCTAGCTGCTTGGTTAAACACTAATAATACCTATAGTGGCACTAAGACTGTTTATGATGCCTACAACAACTTCTATGGTTTAGGTTTGGAAGTGGGCACTGGAAGTGATTTTGTACTTGTAAAAGCCAATACTATTGGTGATATACAGTGGCAGAAATCTTACACAAACTTTATTGACTATGCAGAAGTTGCTGAGATACAATATTATGATGAACACATATATGTAGTACTTGGCAGTAGAAGCACAACCAGTGGTGAAACAGACGACAGAGTTTATATTGTTAAAATCAATGTATTTGATGGTAGTGTAGCACAGTCTAGACAGATACTACAAGCAAGCCTAAGAAATGCACGTATTAGAAATGGCTATTTGTATATTGCAGGTTTTTCAAGCACTGAATCATATGAAACAAGAGTCATACGCATTGACTTGAGTGATTTAACTACAAATGATTTGAGCATTGACGTTGATGATGGCGCAAGTCTTGACTACTTTGACACCTACATAGATGCAAACTCAAGTGGTGAAATGTATCTAGCCACACATGCTCAAACCTCAGGTGGTACTGAAAGAGTAACCGTACTACAAAAACTAGACACAGATGGCAGTGTACTCATCAGTAAACTTATTGATTATACTGGTAGTAGTGTACTACCACTGGATGCAGAACTAGACAGTCAAGGACGATTCTTAGTTTACATAAGCAGCAATTCATTGGGCAATCAAGGCATTGCACAATTTGATTCAAGTCTAGACTTAAATTGGATACGTCAAATTGAAACTGACGAAGATGGCACAGATTCAGTTAAAATTGCAGTTGACGCAGACGATAATGTATTGGTGTTGAATGCAGAAACAGGTAAAGTTGTTGTAATTGATGACACAGGCACAAAGATAGCAAATTACTACGTTGAAACTGGATCAACAGAGCTTCTTGGCAGTATTGATATACAAACCAAGGACCAATGGTACTTAACCGCAGGTAATGGATATTGGAACGCTTTTCCTGACTCAAGCGATTATGATCAAGTTAGAAATATTTGGTTAAGTCAGACTCTAATTGAAGATAATGAAAACCCAATTTATGCTCCAGAAGATTATGCTGGCAGTGATGGCGTCTTTACATATGAAACCAGCACAGTTACAGTAACAACAGCTACACTAGCAGTTACACCAACCACACTGAGCAGTACAAGCAACGCACAATTTCTTACCAACAGTAGTTTTACTACCAGTTCTAGTGACACTAGTTTTACTTGGACTGTACTTGCAAGACTTATTACAGGTACGTCACAGGATAACATAGTAACAGCAACTCAAACTATAGACGGCAACAGAGTCCGCTTTGCTGACACTACACTAAGTGCAAGTGCTGCACTGTCAACATCAGGTGATAGAATACGCTTTGCAGACACCACACTAGGTGTAGCTGCTACACTAAGTGCCACAGGTGGATTGTTACGTCCTGCCCAGATTGACGCAAGTGCAAGTGCAACAATGAGTGTCACAGCACTACGCACAAGAGACAATGAATTTGTGCTAGATGCGTCTGCTGTATTTAACAGTTCTGCAGAGAGACTGAGATCGCCAGGCGCAATTACACCAAGTGTAACTGCAACAATGAGTGTAACAGCAGCAAAGACTACTAGAACAACTGTAGACATTGACGGTGTAATGAGCTTTGCAGCTGTTGTAAATGCAAAACGCACAGCAGAAACACAGCTTGCAGCTAGTGCAACTATTGCAGCTACACCAAGCCTTACTGCTGTAGTAGCAGCTATACTCAACAACACAACCACACTAACAGCACAAGCATTCAACACTGTTAGCTTTGAATCTAGCATCAGCACACTAGCCACGCTTGCAGTTGATGTTGATAGAATACGTCCTGGTACAAGCGCAATAAGTGCAGCAGCAACTATAGATGAAGTTACTGTAACACAAACCAAAGGCTTTGAACTTGTAACAGATGCTGAGTTTACACTTGCTAGTTCCGTAACAAGAATACAGCCAGCGGGCTCAGGGTTAAATACAGCTGCAAGTTTAACAGTTGTTGGTGATAGAATTAGATTTAGTCAAGCTGAGCTTGAGGCACAGTTTGCACCATTCTATGCAAACGCCTACAGGGTTGTACAGGGTCTAGTAGAATTAGATCTATTTGTAGTAACTGTAACAGCTGGTGATGTGATAGCAATTGATCCATTTAGGACACTGTTGATACCACAAGAAACAAGAAGTATTAAAATACTTGATGAGGATAGAGATTTAACTGTTGAACAAGAAACAAGGGTGCTAGAAATATGACAACAATAACAGGATACAAACAGGATCACAAAGGAAGTTATATTTCCAAAGATCCAGCGGCACAATTGGTGTACCAAATGGATTGGACCACTGATTGGATGCCTGATTCAGATCAACTTGCAAGTGCAGTTTACACTGTAGAAACCATCACAGGTGACAGTGCACCACTTGCAATTGAAAGTTCTGGTATAACAGGAGATGGATTGCTTGCCTACGTAGAACTAAGTGGCGGCTCAGACAAAAACATCTATACTGTTACATGTACAATTACCACAGTAGACGGTATAACTGAAGCAAGACGCTTTAGAATCAAGTGTGAGGAGAGATTCGCATAATGGCATTGCGTTGGGCACAACAAGAAATAGTTGCTGCACCACACCGCTTTAAGGTGGTAGTGGCAGGACGCCGCTTTGGTAAAACACACCTTGCTATTAGAGAATTATGCAAACATGCAAAAGAGCCCAACAAGACAGTATGGTACGTAGCACCCACATACCGTCAAGCCAAGTTGATTGCATGGCAAAAACTCAAAGCCAAACTGTTAAAACTACGCTGGGTTAGCAAAATCAATGAAAGCGAACTAACTGTACATCTTAAAAACTCGTCAATTATATCACTCAAAGGCGCAGACAATGCAGACAGCTTACGTGGTGTAGGCTTAGACTTTCTTGTGTTGGATGAATTTGCTGAAATGGACAAAACTGCATGGGCAGAAGTACTGCGTCCAACACTAGCAGACAGACAAGGTGGCGCACTGTTTATAGGCACACCCAAAGGTTTCTCAAACTGGGCACATGACATGTACCTAATGGAAGAAACATCAAAATCATGGTGCAGTTTTCAATACACAACCATTGACGGCGGCAATGTACCACTAGAAGAAATAGAATCAGCAAGACAGGACCTAGACGAACGCAGTTTCCGTCAAGAGTTTCTTGCTACATTTGAAGAATATGCTGGTAGAGTATACTATGCATTTGATAGAAAACGTCATGTGCATGAATATGTGGGTAAAACACCACACACAATCTATTTAGGTTGTGACTTTAACATTGATCCAATGAGTGCTGTGCTGTTTGCACGTGAAGGTGACACACTGCATGCATTTGATGAAATAAGAATATTTGGATCAAACACAAACGAATTAGTAGACGAAGTAACCACACGCTATCCAAGAGCTAGAATAATGGCATTTCCAGATCCTGCAGGACGCCAACGCAAAACAAGTGCAGGCGGTGTTACTGACATACGCATACTGCAAAATGCAGGCTGGATAGTAAAAGCCAACAAAGCACACACACCTGTGAGAGACAGAATTAATGCAGTCAATTCAAGACTGTCAAATGACGCAGGTGCAATAAATCTTTTGATTGCACCAACGTGCAAACACACAATTGAAGGTTTAGAAAAGCAGGTGTATAGAGAAGGAACAACTCAACCTGACAAGTCAAGTGGTTTGGATCACATGATGGACGCACTAGGATACTGCGTTGATGGATTGTTCCCAATCAAACGCGACTACGGAGAAATAGAACAACCCACTAGATGGGGACACAAACTGGGGTAAGAAAATGCAAAGACTATTAGAAGATGCTTACGTATATGCCATAGCGGCAAATGAAACATATGAAAGGTACCAGCAACGCTGGGAGTACCTATTAGAAAGTTATGTGGGTGGAGAAGACTATCGTCGTGCTGCACACCTAACACAGTACCAACTGGAAACAGGTGATGAATACCAAGCAAGGCTTGATGCAACACCATTGGATAACCATTGTAAAAGTGTAATAAGTGTTTACATCAGTTTCTTATTCCGTAATAAGCCATACAGAGACCTAGGAAGCATTGAAAATGACCCAGCATTAAATGATTTCCTCAGAGACGCTGATTATGATGGCAGAAGTCTTGATGCATTTATGAAAGAAGTAAGCACTTACGCAAGTATATTTGGACATGCATTTGTAATGGTAACAAAACCAAACATAGGTGCAGCCAATAGAGCAGAAGAAATAGCCCAAGGTGTACGTCCTTATCTAAGCATACTATCACCTCTAGTAGTAACAGACTGGAGTTGGAACAGAAGCCGCAATGGCAAGTACACACTTGACTACATCAAATACATTGAAGATGTAAATGGTGATGAAACTGTAATCAAAGAATGGACCAATGACACTATTACTACAACCAAAGTCAACACTGGCAAGCGTGAAGTAATTGAAAGCTACCAAGAGCAAAATGAACTAGGTATGGTTCCAGTTGTTATTGCTTATAACCAACGTGCTGTTGTGCGTGGACTTGGCATTTCAGACATTGCAGACATTGCGGATCACCAAAAGAAAATCTACAATGAATATTCAGAAGTAGAACAATCAATTAGATTAAATGGACACCCAGCATTGGTTAAAACACCCACAGTAGAAGCTGTTGGTGGTGCAGGTGCTGTAGTATCAATGCCAGACGATTTAGATCCTGGACTAAAACCATATTTACTGGATGTAAGCACTGACATTAATTCAATATACAATTCAATCACAGCAAGTGTTAGTGCTATTGACAAGATGGCAAACACAGGTGCTGTAAGAGCAACAGAATCAAAAACAATGAGTGGCGTTGCAATGGAAACAGAGTTTGCTCTGTTAAATGCTAAACTAAGTGAAAAAGCAGACAACTTAGAATTAGCAGAAGAGCAAATTTGGAGACTGTATGCTTTTTATCAAGGATACACCTGGGATGGCACACTTGAATATCCAGGCAGCTTCAACATTAGAGACACAGCAAATGAAATTACTCAGTTGCGCATTGCCAAAGAAACTGTAACTGATCCAAGACTGTTGAGAGAAATTGACGAACAGGTTGCACAATGGATGGATGTAGACTATGACGAAGAAATGAAGCATCCAGTAACAACATCAGGTGCTAACAGAACTGCACATATTCAACAAATGATTATGGAAGGTTATACTGATGCACAAATATTAGCAATGCACAATGAAATCAATCAAGCAGACATTGACACAGCAAAAGCTGCACTGTTAACATCTAGTGATGATTAATATTGTACATGCATACATATTAGTAGTAGTAGGAATACTACTATGGCAAGTGGTAAATTAAAAGCAGAGCGTGAGGAGCCATTATGGCAACATACAGAGGAAGTCAGTGTAAAACTGATTGCGGGGGGCACAAAGCAGGAGCTAGCTACTTTAGACGTGGTGGGAGAAGTCTAACACGTAGCAGCTCCAGCTTTAACAAAGGCATGCGTATAGCACAGGGCAGTGCTAAAAAGCGTGGCAAACGCACACGCTTGTCAATAACTAAAAAAAGTAAATGAGGAGAAAACACATGGCAATGGCTCGTGGTAAGAAAAAGAAAAACAAAAAGAAAAAGTCACGCAGAGGTTAATTGGTGCGACTATTTCCAACAGATTCAAGGCGTTTGCCCTTGGAGTTTGGCTGCTTGGAAAAAAGATACCATAGACATTGCAGCGTGGCTGGGCACCGTAGAAGATTTAGATGGCTACAGTGCAAGAGTTTATGTGCATGTAAATGCATCACCTAGACTGCTAAACAAATGGGCTGACAAGCTGAATGTGCAGTATCCTCAATATGAATTTTTATGGAGTCATCCAAGATACAAAGGTGATAGTACTCCTGTACCAGTAATCATACAACAGGAAAGAAATCACTTAAATTCCATAAGAAAACGCATTGAACATAAATAACATTACAAAAATTACTCATTAGGAGGTATGGTAACGATGGACCAACAAACCACGGTAGACACAGAGGTAACTGACACCCAGTCACAAACAGTTGAAGCTCAGGCACCAGTAGAAAAGACTTATACGCAGCAAGAGTTTGATGATGCAATGGCAAAAATGCGCCATGCTGTAACTCAGAAAGCAGTTAAGCCGTACCAAGACTTGGGAGATCCAGAGGAATTACGCGAGCTCAAAACAAAGGCGGAAGCGCAACGTCAAGAAGAGCAACTAAAGCGTGGTGAATTTGAAAAGACTCTACAGGAAATGGCTGCTAAAAAAGACGCTGAAATCCAAAAGCGTGATGCAATTATTAAAGAATACAAGGTGGATACACCTTTGTTGAATGCAGCAGCAAAGTATCGCTCAGTACAACCAGAACAGGTTAAATCATTGCTTAAAAACAATGTGCGTTTAGGTGAAGAGGGATCCGTTGAAGTTGTAGGTAGTGACGGAAGTGTGCGCTACAATGATGCAGGCGAAGCACTAGGAGTAGACGATTTAGTCAAGGAATTCCTAGATTCAAACCCGCACTTTGTACAAGCAACACCATCAACTACTAATACAAAGAGTTCTATTAATAATAGCAAAGAGCCCTTGGACGTAAGCAAACTGGATATGTCAAATCCAGAACATAGAAAAGTCTACGCACAACAAAGGCGTAGATAAGCCTAACACTTTAAGGAGACTATTATTATGGCTAATAACACCACAATCAATAGCGAACTGTTTACTAAACTGCTTGCAGAAGCCCAGTTCGCCATGTATGAGCAATCAGTTGCTCGCTCAATCGTTACTCCATTTGATGTACCATCAAATGCAGGTAAAGTACTACAAGTACCAGTATACTCAGCTGTAACAGCAGCTGGCTTAACTGAAGGTAGTGCACCAAGTGCAGCAGACACTAATACTACTAGTGTAGATATTACACTTGCTGAAATTGGTACATACTTCCAAGTTACTGACATGCTACGTGACTCAGCACAGCGTGACGTTATCGCTGACTTAGGCGCACAAGCTGGTAGAGCTATTGCTGAAAAGATGGACACAGACGTGTTTGCTCTATTCAACAGCTTTACTAACTCAGTAGGCACAGAAGACTCAGCAATCACTGTTGACAACATCTTTGAAGCAGTTGCTACACTGCGCAACAACAAAGTTGTTGGACCATTAAGTGCTGTTGTTTCACCACGTCAAGCTCTTCAGTTGAAGAAAGAACTTGCTACAGCAGGTGGTGCAAACCTAACTGCTAGCGAAATTGGCAGTGACGTATTACGTGGCTTCTACATTGGATCAGTTGCTGGTTGCCAAATCTTTGAATCTAGCTTAGTTAAGCGTGATTTAGACACTGACACTGATACAGAACTAAACGCAGTAGGCGCTGTATTCAGCCCAACTGCTATTGGACACGCAATGCGTGGCGGTATCGCAATGGAAACACAGCGTCAGGCTGCTGCAAGAGCAGAAGACATCATGATGACTGCTGTATGTGGACAAGGCATACTGCAGAACGCACATGGTGTGAAGATTATTGGTTCTGACTCAGACTAATATCTAATAAATAAAATTGTAGTTACTGACATACTACAATTCCTGATTGAGCCCTTAGTTACTACAAGTTTCTAGGGGCTCTTTTTTATATTGGCTAAATAAGTGTGCTAGAAGGACTAGCGAACTTTGAAATTCAAGAAGGACTTGATATGGCTTATGCAACAATAGACGATTTACTCGTCGTTGAACCAACAATAACAGATTATGGCGTACTAGACTGGGATGCAGAACTAGCACGATCAGAGGCAGAAATAAATCGCGTACTCAAAGTTCGCTGGTATTTGCCATACGCAAAAACACAAAGCACAACTGCAGAATTTGATCCAACACTATTAACAGATTCGCAATTCACACAAGCAACAATTTACCACGCACTTGCTTATCACATTTGTCCTAAACTAACACAGTTTTCACCAGAAGACGACAAGTTTACTGTGATGATGAAGTACTATGGTGGTAGATTTGAGCATGAAATGGATCTTATTCTCAGAGAAGGTGTACTTTATGATTTAGACGATGACGGCACCGTTGAAAGAAACGAAAAAACACCAGTTGTAAGTTTGAGGCTGCGTAGATGAGCCTAAGAGAAGATATTGTAGTCCATATTATTGAAAGTCTAAAGCAAATGGAGGACCCACGTCCTATCCTAGTTACTAGAGAACCATTTGAACCTGAAAAACTAGCAATTACCCAATTTCCAGCAATACTTGTAACATTTGACACTGAGTCACGTGAACTACTCACTATGGGCGCTTCAGGCATCAAGAGTGGTAGTTTAACATTCAACATCAGAGGATTTGTTAGAGGCAAAGAACTAGACAAAGCACGTAATGATTTGATTACTGCTATTGAAACCACGCTGGAAAGTGACAGGTACAGAGAAAACTATGCACGTGGTGTAAGAGACAGTCAAATTACTAGTATTGCAGTAGTTGAAAGACTAGCACCACTAGCAGAAATACTAGTCACGCTTGAGGTGGGTTACACCTACAGGCGTTTAAACCCATAAGAGTGTGAGGAGTAAGAATATGATAACAATGTACAAAGGTACAAAAACCAAACAAGTTCCAGAACATGATGTTAAGGGACAACAAAAGAATGGATGGACACTAGGCGAAGGCGAAGTAAGCGCCGTTCTACGTCCAGTCAAAAAGAATGCGGACGAAACACCTGCCGTTGAAGATTCTTCAGAACAAGGTGATGATGATAAAGCAAACTTAGAGGAGAATGAGAATGAGTAATTCAGCTTTAGTAGGTAATGCGGGTGTCATCTCTGTTGATGGTAGTGCAGTAGCAGAGGTCCGTAATTACAGTATAGAAATGACAGCAGACACAATTGAAACAACAACAATGGGTGCTGCAAACAGTGGTAGAACCTATGTAAAAGGTTTAAGCACTTTCTCAGGTACAGCAGATGTATACTGGGATGCGGATCACTTCACAACTGCTGATTTAGATGGATTAGTAAATGGTGCAGTGGGTGCAAGCAGTGTTGCATTGATTGTGTATCCAGAGGGTACTGGTGCAAACTGGGCTGGTAACATTGTTGTTACTGGTTATTCAATTACTGCGTCTATGGACGGATTGATTGAAGCATCAGTTAGCTTCCAGGGTGATGGACAACTGGCTTACAGTGCAACCTAAGGTATAGTATGGCTAAAATAGTTCTTACAGGCGCAGATGTTATTAATGCAAAGTTAGCAAAAACTTTGACAATGACTATGCGACAGGTGGCGGATGAGACATTTAAAACTGCCAAATCCAAAACTCCTGTAAGAACTGGCTATACAAAAACACAATGGAAGAAAAAAGTATCTAAAACTGACTTTGAAGTGGCTAACAGAGTGCCATGGATAGAACGTTTAGAAGCGGGGGCAAGTAAACAGGCACCAAGGGGTATTATTGGGCCTACACTACGTGAACTTAAAGGAAAAGTAAAATGACAAAACAACTAAGTCCAATGGACAAAATTACAGGTCACTTCCGCAACAAGATATCAGGTGAAATGTCAAGTATCTACGTTGAGGAGTGGGATTTAAAAATCCACTACAAGAATTCTAATACACTGCAAGAAGAATCAAAATTGATTGAGCTTGCACAAAAAAATAAAACAGTTGAAGCACTGGTTGAAACATTAATCATCAAAGCACGTAATGAAGATGGTACTAAAATGTTTAAGCCAGCTGACAAAACTATATTTTTAAATGAAGTTGATCCAACTACACTAATCAAAGCAGTAGGCGATATGAATGCTGTACTTGATATAGACGTTGAGGAAGCTGAAAAAAACTAAGAGGAGATCCAGATCTAATCTTTATGTACAAGTTGGCTAAGGATTTGGGTCTCAAAGTAGCAGATGTTATGAAGATGACAAACGCTGAATTTGTTGGTTGGGCAGCGTTCTACAAAATAGAACACGAAGAAACCAAGAAAGCCATGAATAAGGCTAACACGAGGAGATAGCAGTGGACGCAACAATTAGTATAGGCGCAGACGTTAAACAGGCCCTGCGTGGTATTGAAAGAGTAAACGATCGCCTAGAAAGAATGCAGCGTGTTGCTCGCACCAGTGCTGGTAGTCTTAAAGGTATGGAACGTGCAGCAGGCGCAGTAAACTCAGCTCTTAGGGCTGCGGGTGCTGCTCTGCTTGCGTTTGGTACTCAACGTGCAGTAAGTGGCATTATAGATGCAACACTGCAAATGGAACAGTTCCGCACACAGCTAACCACATACCTTGGGGATCAACGTCTAGCCAACGCTGAAATCAAACGCCTAAGTGACTTAGCCAAGAGTTTACCACAAGACGTAAATGAACTTACTGCTGCATTTGTAATCTTCCAACGTACAGGTGTTGACACTTCAACTGAATCAATGAAAGCATTTGCTAACATTGCAGCAGCCAATGGTAAGAGTGTTACACAGTTTGCTGAAGCTGTTGCTGATGCTGTTACAGGTGAGTTTGAACGTCTTAAAGAATTTGGTATCAAAGTAACCACTGAAAACGGCAAGTATACTGCTAAGATTGGGGATCAACAAGTAGCTGTTGCTAACTCAAGTAAACAACTAGTGGATCAACTTAGAGCACTAGGTGAAGAAGGTGGACGTTTTGGCTCAGTTACAGTTGGACCACTTACACAAGCACTTTCAAACCTTAGAGGCGCTGTATTTGAAGCTACAACAGCACTAGGTGAAAGTGGGTTTGCAATGGCATTAAGTGATGTTGCAAAACGAATCACAGATGTTCTTGAAAACAACAAACCACTAGTAAGACAAATTGGTGTTAACCTAACCAAAGCATTCCTTGCTGTTACAGCAGTTGGTGAATTTTTAATTAAAAACCTAGGTTTGATTGGTAAAGCCATGATAATCATACTTAAAATTAAACTGGCGTTGTTTGCAATAAGTGCCGCCAAAGGTATGTTTGCACTAGGCAAAGCTGTATTGGGTATTTTACCAGCTTTAATTGGATTTGGTAAACAAATACTCAATGTAGGCAAGTTCTTGATAATGCTTACACCAGCTGGTAGAGTAGGTAGAATTGTACTAGCAGGTATTTCAGCACTGGGTGCTGCATGGGCTTGGTTACGTGGTGAAACAAAAGAAACTGCTGAAGCTACAGAAGAATCAGCTGGCATAATGGGTGATGCATTTTCAGGTGCATTTGAAGCACTAGGTATTGAAGGTTTAGACAAACTACAAGCAGACTTAGCCAGCATAGCAGTTGATGCTGAACAGTATGCAGATGCAGCACAAGAAGCAGCAGACGCAATGAGTGAAGCAGAAGCAGCCACAGCACGTAATGCATTAACACAGGATGCACTAGCTGCTAGAAAACAAGCAGAAGCTGATGCATTTACACAACTGCTTGACAAGTACGGTGAAGAAACAAGCATCATGCGTATACGTGTTGAGCAAGGTGAACTTGGTGTACTACAAAAACAACAAGAAGTTGAACTTGGTAGAGTACTTACAGAACAAGAACGTGAACGCTTAGAACTTTCTTATTCTCAAAGACGTATAGCCCAAGAACAGTTAAAATATCAAGCACAGGTAAATTCTTATGCAGAAAAATTAGCTGATACAACTTTAGGAACTCTCAGATCTCAACAACGTGCTCTTGAAGAATCTGCTGAAGTTGCACGTCAAATCTTAGATGATAGATTAGCTGCTGGTGTTATTTCAGAAGAAAATTATGCTGCTGATTTAATAGGCATTCAACAGGCTATGGAAGTTGAAAAATATCAAATAGCAAAAAATTGGGCAAGAAAAACTATAGACATGAGAGCATCATTAGAAGCTCAGAGAACCAACGAAGAAGTTGCATTAGCTGCACAAAAATATAGAGTTCTTGGAAATTTAGAAAATCAAAGTTATTTGCAAAGACAAGGCACTTATGATAGACTTGAAGAAATGCAGCGTGATAGAATTGACTTTGAAAAGAAATCAGAACTTGAAAAAACTCAATTCGCTGTACAACAATTGGGCACAGTGTTTGATGCACTAGGAGCACAAAACAAAAAAGCATTTGAAGCAGCCAAAGCATTCAACATTGCAAACGCTATCATGAACACCTATATGGGTGCAACCAAAGCACTTGCAACTTATCCGCCACCCTTTAACTTTATTGCTGCGGCAGCAGTTGTTGCTAGTGGTTTAGCACAAGTTGCAAGCATTAGAAGTCAACAGTACTCAGGAAGAGTATTGGGTGGTCCTGTTATGGGCAACAGCAGTTACATAGTTGGTGAAAATGGTCCAGAAATGTTTACACCAACCACTAATGGCAGCATCACAAGGAATGGTGATTTAAATAGAGGAGAGCCAGTAAACATCAACTTCAATATACAAGCAAATGATGCAGAAGGTTTTGATGATTTACTGATTCAAAGACGTGGATTAATTACGCAGATGATTAGTGATGCAATGACAGAACGTGGACAAAGGAGTATGATATAATGAGTGGTACTTTTCCTAGCTATCCAGGATTTACAAGTGTAAACTTTAGCATAAATGCTCCTACACTTGTTACTGAAACTATCAGTGGCAAACGTCAACGTGTTGGACAAGGACATCAATTCTATACATTTACAGTGCGTTATCCAAGCGTAACAAGTTATGACATGGGTCCAGTAATTGGATTCTTAGGAGCACAGTATGGTCCTTTGGGCAGTTTTCAAATTGTACTACCAGAAATAAGTTATTCAAAGAATGCATTCTTGGACACTGACATCACAGCAACTACAAATGCAAGTGCAAGCAGAGGCGATCAAAGTGTAGACATTGATGGCGTAACTGTAGAAAACACATTTATGGTTGCAGGAGACTTTTTTAAGTTTGACAATCATTCAAAAGTGTACATGTGTACAGTTGATTATCAACCAGGCAACACACTTTACTTTAGTGGTGGCTTAGTTGAAGATGTGCCAAGTGGTACAAATATAACCTATACAGCTACACCATTTACTGTTATGTTAGACAATGAAATACAACAGTATGATGTAGGATTAGGTGGACAAACTACAATGAGTCTTGACTTGAGAGAGATTTGGTAAATGAAAAGTTATCCAGCGGCAATACAAGAAGAATATAACAGAAAGAATTTTATTGTTGTCAATTTAGTCAGCTTGTACTTGCCTGCAGGCACACTTAACTTTTGTACTGGTGGTTTTGATTTAGAACATGACGGTGTTACATATTCAGCCCAAGGCGAATTTATTGGATTTTCAAATGTAAACGAAGACTTTGATGTTAAAGTTGGCAAGTTTACAATCTATCTAAGTGCGCTTACTTCAGGTATACTTGATTACTTTGTGGATCAAGACATTGAAGGACGCAGAGTTGTAGTATCAAAGGCATTTTTAGAAATAGAACCATTTACACTTGATATTATACTTGCACCAGTACTGGTATTTGATGGACAAATATCAAATATTTCAATTGTAGAAGGTGCAAGCACAGCCAGTATTAACGTTGATTGTGTTACATTATTTGCTGATTTTGAACGCAGAGCAGGCAGAAAAACAAACAATGGATCTAATCACGCTTTTCAAAACAACACCTACGATCAAGCATTTAAACAAGCAGGTTATGTTGGTAATACAGAATTTAAATGGGGGCGCGAATGATAGTTAGACGTATGCAACCAACTGAATTTGATATTACTGTCAATCTGTTTAACTACTATAAGATGGAAGCTATAGAAAGCATTCCTGAAATAGAATATCAATATGACGAAGACTCAGTAATCAATACAATTAGAACTTACAATACCTATAATGAATACATTTGGTTTAATGCCTATGAAGGACAACGTCCTGTAGGATTAATTGCAGGATGTATAACTGCACTACCATGGAACAGAGATTTATTAGTAGCACACATAGACATGATTTATATGCTAGAAAGTCATAGAAACACAAACAATCTAAGACAATTATACAATACCTTTGAAGAATGGGCACTTACATGCAAATGTGTAAAAGTAACAGCTGGTGATATAGGTATCAATCCAGATAGAACACGTAAGATATACGAGTCACTTGGGTTTACTCCTGGTGTCTTTATGATTAAGGAGTTTGACGAATGAGTTTTGTTGTAAAGGCAGTCAAAGGTATTGTAAAAGCAGTAGGTAACATTGTAAAAGGTGTTATCAAAGCAGTAGGCAACATTGTATCAGCAGTTGTTGATTTTGTACTATCTCCATTTATGGGTCTGTTTGGTGTACCTGATGCTCCAAGTGATGCTGCGGAAGCTCAACGACAACAAGGTGTACTACTACAACGCCAAGGATCTAATGTAGACATACCAGTTGTGTATGGATTTAGAAAAATAGGCGGCATTGTTACATTTTCAGAAACAGGTGAAGAAAACAACAAATATCTTTGGGTTGCATACTCACTGTGTGAAGGTCCAATTGAAGGATTATATGAACTATTCATAGACGATCACCAATTAGACAGTGATGTTGTGAGAAATCTAAACGCAGGCAGCTCAGTAAATGTTAGCACAGGCAAATACAAAGACAGAGTCAAACTACAGTTTATCAACAAAGGTTACTACTACAGAAACTTACAAAATCATCCAATGAGACGCAACAATATTTGTATGAATGCGCCCAGTTGGGACGACAACATGATATACAATGGTGTTGCTGTATTGCTTGCACGTTATGAATGGAAAGAAATCAAAACACAAGAAGATGCTGACAACAATCCATTTACAGGCAACATACCTGTTGTACAAGCAAGTGTGTTGGGTAGACGTGTTGCAACGCTTACAAACAATTCCAGTGAATTTGCTGCATACAAAGGTGCAGGTTATTCAGAACGTTATTCAACAAACCCAGCAGAAATACTGTTGGACTATCTACGCAATCCACACTATGGTAAAGGGCTTGCTAACAATGAAATCAACTGGAGTAGTTTTAGGGTAGCAGCAGCAAAATGTAACCAAGAAGTGCAATACTATTCAGGACAAAGCTATAGAGGTCCAATACTAACAACTAACTTTGTAGTTGATACAGGTACTACACTGTTTGCAAACACAAAAACACTGCTTACCAACATGCGTGGTTATTTGCCATACATTGAAGGACGCTATAAACTTAAGATTGAAGATGCTGGTAACCCAACAGATATTCTCAGTGGATCAGCTACTATTGTAAAAACTATCACACGTGACAATCTTGTGGGCAACATCACATACACAGGCATTGACAGAGGATCAAAGTATACTCGTGTAAAAGTCAAGTATGTAAATCCTGAAGACAAATGGACTGTACAAGAAATGTATTATCCATATGGTGACGACAGTTCTGTTGCACAAGAACAAGAGTGGATTCAAGCAGATGGTGGCAGAAAAAATGAAGCTGAGATTACATTTCCAGGCGTAACAAACCCTGCTATTGCATTCATGATGGCAAGAACTATTTGTTTAAAGTCACGCTATCAAGACAGTTTAAGTTTTAAAATGGATTCAACTGGTTTTGATTTAGAAGTTGGTGATATTGTGCATGTAAATGCCAATATACTAAAGTTTAGTGGAACTGGTAAAATTACAGATGATGATATACCATGGCGTATTGTTAGTATAAAAGCAAACAATGACATGACATTTGACATTGGTGCTGTTAGAAACCCAGACTTTATCTATCCACACGTAAAAGCTGATGAACCAGACATAGTTATACCACCTTACATTCCAAGAGGTGCAAAAATTTACTATCCTGGCAATCCACGTCCAATTCCAATTGGTATTATACCACCAACACGTTCGCCACACCCAGGCATTAAACCTGAGCCAACACCTCCACCAGACTATGATGATCCAGATCCAATTATTATTATACCAGGTGAAGATCCAACAAATCCAGGTGGCGGCGATGGCGGCGGTGTAGGAGATGGAGATGGAGATATCAATGACAAAGGTGAAAATGATAATCCACCTGATCCACCTATTGTGTATACATTTGATGATGCAATTGACTTTACAAATGTTACATACTCAACAACACCAGGTACAAATGCTGTAAGTGCAACACTTACATTTGCTCAACCAGATCATCCACAGTATGCTGGTATTGACGTGTATTGGAAATTAAATTCAAATGAATTTACAACCTACAGACACATGCAATTTGATAACAAACAAGCGTCAGGTGCTGAATTAAGTTTTACAATTGAAACTTTATTGCCAAATAAACAGTATGAATTTATTGCAAGAGTCTACTACACAACTGGTGACAGTTCTGAAGTAAGAACCACCAGTTATCTTGTTCCTGTGCCAGGTGAAAGTGGTGATGTTGACGAAGTAGAAGAAATAAACCAAGATGGCATCAACTTGCCAATTGCTATTCTTACTAACAAACGCAACAATTATCTAAAAACCATTGTAGGGCAAACACTACTAACAGGTGGGTTGCCACGTGATCCACGTGAAATGGAAGTAACTATAACACAAAGTCTTGATGAAGAAGTAAATGATGTTATCTATGGCGTTAACATCTACTACAAGCCATCAGACAACACCTACTTCTACAAAAGCACACATGTATTTAGAAATGACTACATTCAAGGTGTGCCTTATACATTTACACTACCAGAAACACTGGGTGCCAGTGGTACTGATGATGAATATGACTTTGTATTCCGCGTACTGTATGTTGACAACACAGAAAGCAAATATGAAGGTATATTACAAAGCTGTGATGTTGAAACACCAGATGGTGGTATAACCTATGACTTTAATCCTTTTGAAGGCAAGCAAATGCGTCAAGGAGGCAAATCACTTGTGGGCAACTTCCCTGTGTTGATTACAGATGAAGAACCACGTGATCCACCTGTGGATGATCCAAGAGATTTTGTTATTGTTCCAAGAAACATGACACAGTTTCCAATCAAGGATCTATATGGTAAACAACTGTTTCACTTTTTCCCCAACATATTGTTTGACGACAATGACGGTGTGTATCAAGGCATAAGAGTGCGCTACAGAAGTTTGTCACCTGACTCAAGCAATGAAATTATTACACTAGACTTCCTACCAGTAACACAGAATGCGTTTGGCTATGAAGAATTAAACTTTCCTATCAATTATGGT